CAGGAGTCAGGAGTTAAAGCAATTTGAAACAGCATCAGATCGGTCGTTGCCTTGTGTATGCAGTCGAGCGTCCGTCCTACCATCTCGGTCGGTATATGCTCCATCACATCAGAGCAGAATCCGTTATCAGCTTTGAGATGCGATGGCAGACTCCATAGGCATGACTCGATGAAGTCTATGCCTTCGACCTCTACCGCGTTCGATGCGAAGTCCACCATAGTCACTTCATATCCAAGTTGTTTGAACCGATCAGATGCTCTACCAGTTCCGCATCCAAAGTCTATCAGGCTCCCGACCGAACCATATTTCTTGAACATTGAATGAGCAATGCCGACGATATGTTCTCCGGGACTGAAGCCGCGATATTCTTCCTGATCCCACATCTTGCGGTATTTATTGCGTTCACGTTCTAGGATCATCGTCTGGTAATCACTGCTCTGCGGAAAGCATTGCGGAAGTTGATCTCCAGCCTTTGCTTTACGATTCTGTTTGCGGTTTCATAGAATGGAAACATCTTCGGGATTCGTGCCTTTGGCTCCAAAAGATACCAGACCTTCAGCGGTCCACGACCTTTCTTCGGTCTTTCTAAAATGGCATCGGCTCCCGATTTAAGCGTTTGCCTAAAGAAACCTTTCTTGTTCAAAAGAGTTCTTGGTTTATACGCTTTTCGCACTGCACCATTCGCACCACGAACTTGATCAGCAACATCTCGTGCTGGAATTGCGATATTGTTTCCCAATGGCGTTTTAGTGCCAGAACTATCCAATCGAGCCAGATATTCCCGCTTCAGGCTGTCAAAGATCGTAACCGTCAAAGCCTTCTTGCTTGCGTTCTTTACCCGCAGAGCCGCGTTCATAAACCTTGAATTGCGAGCCATCACCGACTTAGGCCAAGTATTTGAAACGATCTCTTTACGGAAATCGAATGCCGTCGAGTTGAGAGCCATAGCTGTCGCTTGCGGAATTTGATCCCGATAGGACTTAATCCGCCGAGTCAGATCGCCAAGATTTGATTTGACAGATATTTGCATTGTAACCCTTTTTTAACTTCTTTGAATTAGATTGCGTCCATCAAAGGAGAGCAACCATGTTCAAACTATTAGAAGCAAGCATCGAGTTCGTCGGATTTATGTTCTTGATGGCAGTTCTTACAGGATACTGGATCGCATTCTAAAAGTCGATGTCATCCGATGCTCGCATAAATTTCTTATCTGCAAGCTGGCGACCGCTATCGAATTGCTGAGTCGGCTGTTCTTCTTTCGGTCTGAAGGCGAGGCTGATGAACCGCGCGGAATCTCGACCGACCTTGAACCAACCGCTGAGCCAGAACTCGCTCGATTCTTGGCAATGAGGACAGCAAATCGTTGCTGGACCGCGCATATCTGGATGCTTTTCTTGTTCTTTTTTCAAATTTTTCGAAAGAGAACCCGTATTTGTGTATGCCATCTTTTTGCTCTGCGATGCTTCTGGTTTTGATTTCCACATTTTGTCCGTCCTTTGTTTATATCCGAAAAGTAATTGCGTTAAAACTCACCGAGTGCCTTTTCAATAATCTTGTTCCGCTCAAACTCTGACATCAGCATTCGATCGAAACGATTATCTTCCTTGATCTTCGATTCCTTCGGCGGATTGCTTGGCGCGAAACTAGAATCAAACCATTGAGGCCATTGACATGGAACCAAGTAAGATTCGCCCTGCATTATGCGAGATTTCAAATAAGCCGCCTTTTTAGGATATTTGAATTGATAGTATCGCAACCATTCGACCGCTTCTGGCCCATCCTTCAACTGCCAGCCGATCTCTCCGCTCGCTTGCCGATTAGCGATCATCCAATCGAGGATTTTCTGATCTTCTGGCGAAAGATTGTTGAATTGCTGTTTTCCGTTCATTGGAGATTTGTCCTTGCTTCGTGTTGTTTTGCTCTTTGCTCTGCGAGAAATTCTTCGAGTTCTTGAGGATTCATTTCATGCGGAGCCTTACCCCATCTATTTCCGCCGCGGGGTTTCTCGCTTGCTTGCAGGAACCCTTCCCATCGAGCCTTTGTTAAAAACCGAACGGCATGGATAGGGCGGTAATCTGGATTTGCTTTGCAATAAGCGGAAAAATGAGGCACCGCCTCGGTAGCCTTCTTGCGATCTTCATCCGAGATACGCTTCCAAGCCGAAAAAGCCTCTTTCTTCGACATATTTGAATCCCTTGGATAACCATCCCAAAACAATTCAAATTCTTTGCTATACGATGTCCGAACTTGTTTCGGACTAATATCTGTCTCTTTCTCTCTCTCTTTCTCTGTCTCTCTCTCTGTCTCTGGTAGATCATCTTGATATCGTTCTGATATCATCGTGATATCATCTTGTTCCAACCAATGAGATAGCTTTGAGACTATTGATTTTATTTGGTTTTCTGGAAGCCTCAATCTGAATGCTAATTTCTTTAAATCAGGAAGCCGCCCATCGTCCTCGGATGCGATGACCCAAATCATTACTAGGCATTTTGCGGCCAATGGATCGAGTTCGTGCCAATCGATGTCATCAAGCAAATCACGATATAGCTTGATCCAAGGCGGTCTGCGATCTTTGAAATGTTGAAACTTCGACCAGTTTTTGATTTTAAATGACATAATGCGATCTCCAATATTGAAGCGGAGATCGACGGTCGCTATAATGCGCCAACGACCTACGCGGCATCGTAGGAATCAGGCCGATAGAGTTTGCCGCTCTGTCGGCCTATCTTTTTACCTTAAATCGAAACCTCGCCTTTTTCCAGTTTTCTTTTTGGATAAGGTTTGATCATGCTTTCAATAGCTTTGAAATGCTCTTTCTGAACCTTTTTTGAGCCTCTAAAAGCAAAATATCGATGTTTTGAATGTTGTTTAACCTTTTCCGCTGTCGGAAAATATTTTTGAACGACTTCAATTTTTGTTGTTCCACAAACCGATCTGATAGATCGAGCAGTCCAAATCTTTCCTTTTATCAACCACCCGTCTCGATCCATTCTTCGACTTTTCACGTTTGGATTAGATTCGCGCATCGATCCAACATAGTGAAACCCACAAGCTTGATAAATTGTTCCAATCTCTCCAGCCGCTTCATCTGTGGTGCAAGTGACAACCTCATATTTCTTTGGAAGCAAGTCCATGCTTCGTCGAATGAGTTTCGAACCAGAATGTGGATGCGCCCAATGAGCGCAAGCACCACGAGATAGAAGAATCATTTTGCCTTCAAACCCGTATTTTGACCAATCCGCTCCAGCTATTCCTTTTTCCCGACTTATTTTTCCTAAATTCTCAGAATATTCTGGTCCATAAACTACGCAACCACCACAAATTCCGTCGAAAAATATACCGAATTGATGCCAACAGACCGCAGGCATACATTTCAACCATTCATATTCTAATATTATTTCGTTCGCTTGCTGATAACTAATCTCTTTAACTTCAGCTTTGCTAATGTCCGTATCAATTTTTTCCCACCATCGACCAAGCAAATCGCCTTTTTCTTCAGATTTTTTCTCTCGAATTATTCTTTGATATGCTTTCATCGAAGAATAACTATCCGATGGATATGCAAGATTCATAATGAAACCTCGCCTTTTTCAAGTTGCTTTTTAAACTTTTGGTAGCCATGCAAGATTGTTGTATGGTCGCGATTGCCTAGGAATCGTCCGATCCTTGGTAGGCTCCAAGTCGTTTCGGTTCTCAGGCGATAGATCAATTCGAACCGCGCTGGCATGACATCCGTAGTTCTGCGATCTGACTCGATGTCCAAAAGAAATTGCTTATGCTTCAAACATACCTCTGCAACGATTCGACGAATTGAATCTGGTATTGACTGACCGCGAATATACTTGCCAGCCTGTTTCCAAAACTCAATTTCCTCTTCAAGTCGCTTCGGAGTCATTTCTTCAGGTTTCAAACCAGTTGAAGTCAGCAGTAAATAATCGCGCCTGATTTTATATTTACGAATGATTTCATCTTCCATCCGTTTCTTAAAACGCTCGCGTTCAGCTTGTTCTTCACGTTCTTTTGATTTCTGATTTTCCTTTTCTTCCTCGATCTTTTTGTAGCGGAGTTGGACAGATGCCTGATCAATTCGCTGTCGAGCCGCTTTGTATCTCTGTTGCAGTTCCATCTTCAGATCGGGAGAGGATTTCACAATAAACTGTTCTTCCATAACGGTTAATCCATTCTGCGGTTAGCTTTTGGCAAAGATGATCATCATGGACCACTCTTGCGCTTACAATGCAGTCGATACTGCTTTTCAAAAGATTATCGAGATCGCGCTTACGTCGATCAGGACGTTCGAAAACAAACTTGATTTCAAACAATCCTTCAATTTTAACGAGTCCTATCTGCTGTCGAATAATCCAAGCATTAGCATCAAGCCATGCTCGATATTCCTTTGTTTTTACGAGTCCTTTGCCTTTTACTGGCATCCATAGATTATTCGTCGATGGCGGAAATTCAAACTGAAATCGCATCGTTTCTCCTAAAAAAAAGGCCGGACCTTTTACGATCCGACCAGTTGGGGAGGAACCCTTAGAAATTATATGGTCTCACCTTTCTTCGGACTGTTCAAGCACATTCTTAAAAGAATCTCGGCAGTGCATTCGATCTGCGCTTGATGAGCCAATTCAATAAGTTTAGGCCAATGCTCGATTGGAATAGAACCTTGATTACCCCAGAATGTTATATTGCTTGGCGATTTCGCCATGAGCGCACCTAATTTCTTCGGTCCACCGAGTTGCGTTAAGAATTCTTTAACCGTTTTCAATGTGAAACTCCTTTGCCACGAATACTGTATGACCGCGATTATTACCGCGTTCAGGATATTTAATTGTCCGACCTGTATCGATGATTAAACCAGCCTTCTCTAACTCGCTTCGCCGCGCTCGATATGTGGACATTTCTGTATTGAAGTGTCGATTCAGATCGATGTCAGTGAAGCCGCCATATCCGCGATCAATCGCATATTCCAGAATGGCAATATGGATTTCACGGATATGAGGGAATATGGATTGAGCCGCCTCGATTGATGTCTTTTTAGCGTTCTGCCGAAAAAGATCGCGTTCTTGAATTTTAAGGACATTATCTAATGCACCGACGAAACTCATTGCGTTTATCTCCTTTACAAATCGGTTCAACATCATTAAAACTATTCAAGTTCGTTGTAAAGCGCGAAATGGAGCCAAAATGACCTTCAATGAACTGGCATTAATGGTCCAAGACCTTCTTGAGATGCTCGCAAACTATTCCCGCGAGCCAAATCAGGAAAATTGGGACTTGATAATTAATCAAGCAATTCAAATAGATAGCAGAATTGAAATGAGTTATCCACAAGAAAGAGAGACAAAAAATGGCAGACCAATCCAATAACAAACTTATTGTTGCACTGCACAAAGTCCAAGGCCAAATCTCTGGCGTAAAGCGTGATTCGACCAATCCACATTTCAAGAACCGTTATGCAAGCCTCGAAGCCGTAATCGACGCAATTCGACCCGCGCTTCAGGAAAACGACCTGATTGTAACTCAGGCTCCGGGACGATTTACCGAATCCGGTTGCATTGAGATAACAACCACGATCTCACACATTTCAGGCCAATCGATGCACACTCGCTTTGAAGTGCCGCTATCGAAAAAGGATGCCCAAGGAGCAGGATCGGCTATCACTTATGGTTGCCGCTATAGCTTAATGGCTATGTTTATGATCCCGCCGACCGATGACGATGGCGAAGCATCGATCGATCGCAATCGTGATTCATCATTTCCGCGCGATGATAGCCGACCAGTTCGAACCAGTAACTCACTCAAAAAAGAGCAACCGGAACGCTGGACGAAAGTTGTGAGCATGATTCGAGAATGCGAATCCCGTATGGATTTAAAGGAATTGAAACGTCTTTTACTTGCTGAAGTTGCAGTCTGGCCTCAAGCATGGCGTGATCAGCTATCCGAAGAATGGGATAAGCGATACGAGGAAGTTAATTGAGTGAATTGCTATTCTTCTGGTTAGGAGTGTGTTTCGGAAGCATTGTCGGCGTGATATTGCTTTCGGCACTCCTTTACCATGAAGAAAACAGGCCAAATAAATGATGAGAAAACGCATGGCAACTGATAGATTACATCAAGACAATGAGATGCCACTAAGTGAACAATATCGCATCATCGCTAAGAAATGGGTTGATGCTGATTCAGCCGCTTCGATCTTAGAAGAAACCAAAAGCGCAGTTTTATCACGCAAAATGATTGCACTTGGCGATATGCCAGTTTCTAAAGCTGAGATGTATGTCAAAGCATCTGAAGGCTGGACTGAATTCTTGAATGAAATGGTCAAGGCTCGTGAAAAGGCCGCGCTGTTAAAGGTTCAGTTGGAATATATTCGTATGAAGTTCAGCGAATGGCAAAGTTTTGAGGCAACCAAACGAGCCGAAATGAAGTTATGAGACGATCAATATCAAAAAAAGAAAGAGTGGAGATATTCAGTGCGCGAAATGGCAAGTGTCATATCTGCGGTCAAAAGATTCATCCGCAAGAGAAATGGGAAATCGAACATATCATCCCGCTCGCCCTTGGCGGAGAAGACTCTGGCGAAAACCTTGATCTGGCTCACCAATCCTGCCACCGAGACAAGACAAAGGCAGATGTCAGCCGTCTTGCTAAAGCGAAACGACAAGCCGCTTATCACAATCATACAAAACTATCGAAAAAGCCGCTCCCTTGTGGTAAATCATCAAAATGGAAGCGGAAACTAGATGGGAGCCTTGTTCTGCGAGATGAGATCAAAGCACGCGGATCATTGGAGATTGACCGCAATCGAAGAATACAAAAGAATTAAATCGGCTCAAAAAGTAGCCGATCGACTTGGCATCGCTCCTACTACCGTCCGAAACTGGATTCGGATGTTTCGGTTAGCTGAAAATCTAGTCCCAGAAACACCACGAGAGGAGAATCTCAGACAGTATTTAATTCAACAAAATAGAATAATTGAGGAAAAGACAAACGATCCAAACGTTAACCTTCTAGGCAAGCCGCCAGTTGGCAGATCAGCCCTAGATCAAAAACGAGCAAAAGAAAGAGAGAACCAAAATGAAACACGCGAAAGACATCCTTTTTCAATCAGCAACTACTATCGAACAACGCGGGACTGAATACGGTCCAGCCTTAGAGAACTTCGAAAAAGCCGCATACATAGCGACAACAATACTCGAAAAGCCGATCAGTATTTATGATCTCTGTATCATTATGACTGCTCTTAAACTCAGTCGCATCTCTGCAAATAAACGCCACGAAGATTCATTCGTCGATGCCGCATCCTATATTGCCTTTGCCGCTCAGTTCTCAAACGCGGATCAAAAAGAAAAAATGCCAGCCGTAACTCAATTCAATCTCGAAGCCGTCAAGATGAAGATGGATGAAGCATTGGCGGAGAAAAAGTGATGGATATTGTTGAACGGTTAAGGAGAACGGTTGATGTAGCGGTAGGATTTCCACCGCCATCTGATTGGTTGCTTGAAGCCGCAGACGAGATTGAGTTGCTCCGTAAGGAGCGTGCTCGGTTGCGGGAAGCGTTAAAAGAAATAGCAACTGAAGAATACATTGATCCTAAAATGATAGCTGAAGAGGCGCTTTGGTATTCCAAAGCCGCCCGTGCCGCGCTGAAGGAGGGAGAGTGATGTTAATGCGTAAATATGCAAACAGGCAGTATTCTGGCGATGTTCAGTTTGAGTTCGAAGAACTAGAAATCATTCATGAAGGCCAGAAACTTTATGCAGATGGAACTGCGATCATAAACTATGAAGCTGAAACAGATGATCGAGGCTGTCCTGAAATTCTTGATTATGAAATCTATCAAATCCATGAAATCATAATCACTGATGACGATCACAACAATATCGAGCCAAGCAAAGAGTTATGCAAATTAGTTGCAGATACTCTATTTGATACTCCGAAAAAGCGTGATCGTCTCGATCAGGAAATCTATGATGCGATTGAGGATACGATGTCAGGCGAGTGAAATGAAATTGGCATATGCACCAGCCAGTTTCGTATCATAGGCATTCTTCGCATAGGCAGGACCGTTGTAACCCTTGGCGAATCCTGCCCAATCCTTTGCTTTCAGCTTATCGAGAAGGCCAGCGGATTTGATAAAACCGATCATGTGATGGAGTTGGTTAGTCTCTGACTCCATCGCTTGACGGACCATCTCCTCGACCGATGCCGATCCGGTCATCTTAAAGTTTGACCCCATGATCTGACCAAGGCCCCAGCTTGTCGCCATTAGAGCCGCTGATGGCCTCATTTCATAAGCCGCCTCGATTTCTGCATAAACCGCATCCGAACCCTTTGGATAAGGCCGCTCGCCCCATTTTGGATAGGCAAGGCCAGCCGCTGAAGCCTGATCGAGCAAAACCGGATCATCCTTTATGAATTTGTCAAAATAATGCCCTCAAATAACGCCTTTGGACGGCCTGATTTATCAAAGCCACTTCCACCCGTCTCAACCGATAAAACCGCTCTCAGAGCCGCTCTGTCGATCCCTGCCGTATCCGCAACGGCATGAATATCTTCGATCGTCATCTTGATTGCGGAGCCTTTGAATCCGTTCATTTTATCAGTCCTTATTAGGCGTGGAATTGTAGATCATCTTATCTTTTTGCTGGCTCCCAGATGACGAGCCGAAATAGAAGGCAATAATGCCCCCCCAAGCCGTCTGAAGCGCACCAAGGAGCAAAAGCAAAGCCTCGTTACCCGTGGTTGGAAGGCCATAAACGAGCATATAGAGCAAAATGGCAAAGAACCCGATCGTTACTGAAACAGCCAAGGCTCTCGGTATCCAATCCTTAGTCTCTTTCTGCATATCCCGCGCAGATTTACGATCATCGACCGCGATCCGCTCCAGATCGACCCCAACTTGAGCCATTTTTGCCTTGAAATCCGCATCGATCTGCTTGAGAGCAACCAACTGGTCAGGAGAGGCATTTTGCATTGCATCATTCAGTTCATTTGCCGAAGCATTGCCATGACCGAAGAAAGCCTGAGATAGATACTTGACCGCAGTGCCAGCCAATGGACCGCCGAGCGCAGAGGCGATACTAGGCGCGACCTGACCGATGATCGGTCCAAATGTTTTGAGAATATCCATCAGTCATCTCCATGATTCTTGTGGCCCTTAGAGGCGAGCATAATGCCCGATAAGGTTCCGGTCAAAAATGTTGCTATTGGTGCGATAAGTTTGAAAAATTCTCGATCATTCGGAGCCTGAGCATCGACGGGTTGAGTGACAAAAATGAGCGAATATAAGACCGCAAATACGGTTCCTGTGAGCGTGATACAGAGGCTAATCCCAATGATAAACTGAAGTAAAGCATGGAGATCATGCTCGTTTATTCTCCGCTTTCTGTGGTGATGAGTCCGCATGGATTCTTTTGCAAGCTCTTTATCAACTCGTTTGAGCAAGTTCCTGTCGCTCGGCATTTTGGCTCCCGACATTCCTCATTCTCCCAATTAGACGGGTCTTGGCAAGCATATCGATAGCGATCTTCGCAACCAAGAAGCATGATTGAAATAACTGAAATCAAGACAATTCTCATTTCAGCCTCGAACCATCAGAACAACGACCATCACGCCGACAGCCACAATAACGAATCCAATCACGCCAGCAAACATGAGCAAATCTTTCTGCATCTCTTCTTTTTCTTTCAATGCAATCGCCGCTTGCCGAGCCGCCTGTTTCCGCATCTCGATGACTTCCCGCTGGATATTATCCCAAGCCGCAGGACCAAATCTGGCGATAAACATATTCTTGACCTCAAAGGCCATCTCATTCGCTTTTTTCTTAGCGGCATAGAGTTTAACCGCCTCCGCCTCAAAATCAGCCTGAGACTGAAATATCTTCTTTTTCTGAGGAGTTGAGGCGATCTGCGTGATCTGCGCGACTTTGGAAAATAATCCGCCTAATTTTTCCGCTGTCTCAATTACGTCCGAACCCGCATCGACGGCAGATTTGATCCCGTTATAGAGCGCAGTTGCACCCGCAAGGAGCGTGAACGGGTCCATAGCCTCATTCCTTTATCAGCAAACCATTTATATAAACCGTGTATTCGTTTGTTCCGGATGATGATTTTGCTTCGAAGGAAAAGTCTGTCTTTGCGGGTAGTGTAAAAGGAGTAACTGGCTCAAACTTAAGCTGAGATGTTACAAAAGTTGTTTCAAAAAACCTTAATTTAGGTCCATTGAATAATTGCATAACTGCGCGAGCGTAACCGTATTTATTCGCTCCTATAGTGCCTGAAGTTATATCGACCTGAGTGATATAGAACGTATGATCGGCAGGAACCGTATAAACCGTTGATTGCTGAACGCCGAAAAGCGCAGAAATGTGACCGTATGTCGTGCCATTGTTTGTAACTTGAATCCCACCCTGATTTTCACCGGATGCAATTTGAAGATCATTTATTCGAAGAAATTGCTTTGTGGTCGTAACCGGAGTTAGGCCGTTCAAAGTTACTGTTTCAGTGATAGGTTTATAGTTTGCATCCAAGCCGCCGATTACGAGGCCCATCGTATCGAGCGCAGAATCGGAAACGCATGACATTGTAAGAGCAGACGCAGGAAATGTATAAATCCCGCCGCCATTATCCCAAACTGTCTGATAGGTTATGCCAAAAGCCGATGCAGTAGCAAACCGATGAATTGCTTGGCAATCAGGATGAATCCCGCGATTTGCGTCCAGAAATACGTTTCGACTCGACGAGCCGTTAAGGTTCTGGATCGCCACGAATCAGTCCTTTTTCTTAAATCTTGAAATCAATCCTTGGACTGTCTTGGTTTCATAAATTCGAATCAGTGACCAGATCAAAGAGAATAACGCGGCCAAGGCTGGTAACGCACCCCAAAGGGTTCCCACAACTGTCGTGATCGAGGCCATGTCAATTATAAGTTTTGTTTGTTCATCAACGTTCAATGACATTTTAGACCTCCATTTTGATCAGTTCTACCCTAAAAATTGATCCGCCAAAAGTCAGGAAATCACTGCATCAGGAGAAATAGGCCATTGAAGGCTAGTCGCTACCGTCACGAACGCATCAAAATCAGCCGCGCCATTCAAATTTGTTTTATTGGTTGCCGCCGCAGTCCGAATTGCCGATCGATATGTCAGCCAATCCGCAGGAATATCTGTCCCAACCTCTTGCTTGCGAACAACCATCCAATCCGAAGTAAAGAGCATTGAATAAGCGGTTTGATCGACTTGAGATGACCATGTCTTTTTGAGGCCATCCAAGTCTTTTGGAACGCCGTGACCATTACCGTCAACGTAATAAAATCGATCATCAGGACGAACCGGATCAGCGACTTCTGTGATACCGATAGCATCACGATCAGCTTGTGAGGAAAGCCGAAGCCAGTTTGCAGGATATTTTATATTATCATGCGTGAATGGAACATCGACTTGAAGTGGTGAACCGTTGAGAAGAAACATGATTACTCCTTATCGAGCGCGTGAGTATTTGAAAGGCGATTCAGCAAACGCAACATATATATGCGTTTGTCCTGAATTATTAAAATTTAAATTTGAAGTTCTTATTTTAAAACCATTTGATAAAATGTCGAACGCAGAAAAAGATGCTTCCGCATTTGATAAATTAGACATTAAATAACTTGATGCAATATTATAAGTGTCTCTTGAAGTATCATAAATATACCAATTAGTTGTTGCATCTTGTGTATTTTTAATCATCACCCATCTAGGGCGGAAGCCCGTGAAAATGAACGGCCCATCAGCCGATCCATTACCCGTGTATTTTCCAAATGCCGAATAACCAGATACGGCAGAGAAGCAGTAGGCGACGTAAGTCTGGCCTGATGTATTAACACCAACCGCTGTCCCAATGCTAAATACAGATGACGTTGGTGCCGTGCTGTTCCACACTGTAGCGGCAATGTTCGATGCATCAGTTTGATTAAGAAGCATATAGTATGCGGCACTTGTTTGGGAGACATGATAAACAGGCCACCCGTTTGCACCGCTACGTTGTTTTACTATAACCATGCTCGGCGCAACACCAAGACCATGTCCGACAGTCGCGTTAGCACCCGTTCCCGTATATGTTGCTATACTGAAGCCACTTGATGGGCTTGCGGATACAGTAGATGTGATAGTGCCAGAGTTGTTGGTTACGCCTGTGCCGCCAGCTTTCCATTGCCAAGCAACAAATGTTGCGGCATTTTGGTTAACGCCACCATCGCTTCCTACGCTAAAACCATTAGAATTAAATGCCGTAACTCCGGGATAAGTTCCTTCAGCATTAGTTAAGTTTGTAGAAATCCATTGCTGTGCGCCACGCACGGAATCATAAACTGAATGATTTCCTGTAGTGCTTCTAATCTTTGCCCACACAAGATCAGGCTGAAATGTCGTGCCAATAGTATTATTGCCACCATTGGTAATAGATTGCGATGTGCCATTACCAGTATAGGTCGTAGCCGCCATATACTGTGCGCCATTAGCAATGCTTGGTGCTGGTAAGTTATATGTATTTAGCGCATTGAAGCCAGTTGGCGGGGTGTAGGAGAATGGGCGTTGACCGAAGTTGGTAGAGACATCACTGCTTGCGTTCATTAAGCTCATTGGCGTGAACGTGCCAGAAATACCAGTAAATGCTGTGCCTTGTGATACGTTGTTTTTATAGAATGTAATTGTGCCTCCGTCTAAATCCAGCGCAACGCCAAGCACGTCTCCTGTTGTATAAGTTGCGCCGTAAGACGTTCCAGTTTGTCCATTATATTTAGTTGACGCATTATTCCAAGCGTAACTACTTCCTGACGTTAAAGATGTATAATTTGGAGTAGCTACTGACGTTTTAATAATTCCAACTGCCCATAATGAAACAGAGCCGCCAATAGTAGCTTCCCAATACCATTTACCAGATGATACAGCTATCGTGCCGGTAGATAATCCATTACTATTAGAAGCAGAAGAAACCTTAAGGTTGCCATCAGAAATCGTAAGCGTGCTATCTTTCCAAGTAGGATTCCAAGTGCAATAATTACTTGCACTCGCACTCACCGTAGGCGAGTCAATCATGCTGTCGTATGTCGTGCCAGCAGTCAGCGAGATGTTGTTAGGTGTCCAGTTATTACCGTTGCCTGACTGATCTGAATTAAAATTATAATTGAATGGAGCAAACTGAACTGATTGAGATGTTCCACCAACTGTCAAAGCAACGCTATTTCCGCTGTTATCTACGATTGAAGCACTATTAAAGGTTAGCAACGATGTATTTGTAATTGCAGTTAATGGAGATGTTGGAACTGTAAAGTTAGCGGTATAGACAGCAGTTCCCTTAACAATCCGAAGATTTGAAAAATAACCGTCGAAGCCGTTCGCTGTTCCATTAAACCCAGTCCCAGCAAATCCCGGTCTATTAGTCGCTCCAAGATAGTTTGTGTTATCAGTCCAACTAGAACCAGATTGAGTTCCGTTAATAAACATTTTTGTAGTTGTGCCAGAGCGAGCAACGGCAATATGTGTCCATGTTGCAGTAGGAATAGAAGAACCGCCTGTGATTACGTTTGCGCTGTTTACATAATAATATGGAACACCGCCTGAAATATAAATAACAGGATAGTTTCCATTAGTGCTTGCTGGTCTCCAATCTACAACGCCTACACTTGATGTTGAGTTTAGATAAACCCATCCCTCAATCGTAAAATCGCCAGTTCCAAGAGTAAGGCTAGTATATGAACCATTTACGTTTACAGTGCTTCCAGTTCCAGAAATTGCCGCACTATAAGCAGAGTTCATTAAGAACGGCAGATAGAAACCATTAGTGCCGTATGTGCCAGTGTATTTCTTTGGTTGCCATACGCCGTTAGTGTCGTATGCACCGAATGAGGATGGTGTGAGTGCTTGACCATCAATCATATTGAGTTCAGCTAAATACCCGTCAAATTGTGCGCCAGCAGTATAGTTTTCCCAACCAATATAATTGGCGATAGACTGCTTATTAAACACTACAAATGTATAATTTTGGACAGGATAGTTTGCAGTATCAAAAGTAGTAATTTGAACGCCATTTACATAAATTTTTACACGATTCGATGCAGTAGCTTGCGTTGTATCGACTGCAATAACAATGTGATACCAAGCTGATGGATCACGAAAAACTGCAGTTGTAGTTACACGGTATGATGCTCCAGATGCAAAGAAAATATCAATTCGGTCATTCCAAAATTGGATGCCGTCTATATTTGATCCACCATTGTTTCCACCGAATAATGGACGAACGCCAGAAGAAACTAACTGACCACGTTTTACCCACGCACTAAAAGTAAAAATAGAGCTACTAGTTGGCGCACTTGCAGGAGTTCTATTCAAATATGCGGATGCACTGTTACGAAAGCGCAAACTACGACCTACGGTGTAGCCACCTAATGAACCCATCATTAAGTTATTGACTTCGACAGGTAATCCCATTTGTCACCCGATATTGGTCAGAAGTTGAGCCGCAATGCTTGTCGATGAACGGACTGTGT